GAATTGAGCACGAATCTCTTCGTCCAGCGCACCGTCAAATTTGTCGTCGATGCCTACAACCTGACCGTTGAGTGCCCCACAAATAGGGCACATCAGCTCGTCAGCCGCTGCTCGCCATTCCATGTAGCGGATGCCAGCCTCCCGGTAGACCCGCTGGTTGGCCTCGGCATATGCGCGCGTGACTTCGGTGCTGGCAATCAGTTGAGCGCGCTGTGTACCAAATATCGGTGCCAAATCTTCGATGAGCATAGGCAGAGGCTCACCATTTTGTACCCATGCTGCAACCGCTGACCGAGTTCTCGCCAGCGTTGTCTCATCGATTCCTCCGATTAGTGTGCCGATATGATTTTGTGCCCAGGCACGAGCATCCTCGTTGACCAACGTCCAGTCTAGCCCCAGCCCGATTGATTCCAGCTGCTCGACAGCCACAAACACGCCGAGGTCAACGCTCTCTAGCAATGCTCGGCGCAAACGGTCGTACAGCGCCTGCTCTTTCTGGATTTCTTTAACCTGCGCTTCCAGTTCCGATTCGACGCTGCCTACAAATTCCTCAGCTGACATCCGCCGAGCCGCATCGAGGATTGCCCTTTGCTGCTTGGTCAATGCGGTCTGGATATCCTCCGTCGCTTGTCGCTCCAGCCGGTCGCGTTTGCGGGGCTCGGGCACGTCCAGTGGGCGCAGGTCAGGATCATCTTCTGGCGGGTCGGTCAGAACTAGCGCCTTGTCACGGGTACTGTTGTGTGATGTCGGCCAGGGCCCCCCGGCTGATGTAAAAAAACTGGTGTCGTCGCCAGCCTCCAGCAACGCCGCCTTGTCCACAGGGGTCAGGATATCGCTGGCAAACTGGTTGGGGTCAGGGTTGTGTCGCTTTTTTGCCCAGCGCCTGAAGCGCGCAATCTCGGCAGATTTGGCCATATCGGGCTCGGGTGCCGGGGACGGTTCAGGTGCTGGTGCTGGTGCTGGTGCTGGGGGTGGCGCAGGATCAAGGTCCTTGTACTCGACACCATAGGGCAGCGACACACCCAGTATCTCAGCTGCCAGCGACGGCTTGAGCCCCGCCTGCACGTAGTTGAGCATGCTGTTGGACCGACGCTCTTCATCAGCCTGATAGATTGACATCTCTTCCGGTCGCAATTCGAGCCGATAACCTGCCGGTGCCAACAGCGATTCGTTGACAATCTCGGCCAGAAATGTCAGTGCCGGGATAATCGTCATGTCATAAAATGAGATGGCATCTTGGTTAGCCGTGGCATAGTTGGCGGCGTTTGACATCACGATCGAGTGGGGCACACCGAGCGCAGTGGCGATATCCTGTCGTCGCTCCTCGGACAGGTCAGCCGTAGCCAGATTCTCCATGCCCTCCCCGACTACGACCGGCGTGACACCAGCTCGGACGGCGGCTGTCTCCCACGCAGATTTTGAGCCGGAGAAAAATCGCTTCCACCACGCCTCCAACCGCTCCATCTCGGCTGGAAGAGGATTGCCATCGATGGTCAGCAGGGTGGCTTTGATGGCGCCACGCTCAAAAAAGTTGGATGCGAACTGGTCGATATTATACAGCACACCAGCAGACGACAACGCCGCCTGTGCTGGTGGCCGGCCAGGGATGGTCTCGTGCAATGGGTTGGGTAGCGGAAAGTACACGTAGTCGGTCGGCTCAAACGTCTGCGACCTGCCACGATCCAGGACCCGCTTAAATCCGGTCAATCCAGACTGCTCGCTGAACTGTGGCACGACGCTGTTGGGTGCATGCCATCGCAGTGACAGCACGCGTGCCCGGTTGCGTTCGACGAACCAAAACGCTTCGGGGGCCATGCACAGGGCAGCCTCGGTCAGGCTGAGCAGCCGTTTGAAATTTTGCAGATATGACAACGCCGGGGGCGGCGATGGTACCGTCGACAGCCACACCTCGTTGTCACCCTGCATGATTGCCCAGGGCACACGGGTTATAGCCGTCGCTCGGATATTGACGCATCGGTACAGATAGGCAACAGCCTGATAGTAGTTGCCAGCAGCAGTTGTCGCCCGACGGCTATCCGCCATCTGGGCAGAGCTCGGGGCCAGCTGCGTCCATGCCTGCTCCGGGTACTGGTCCAAAAAAAATGTGGATTTTCCATCCATCACGACATGTCGCTGAGCCATATCACCTCCCGCCAAACAATAGTAGTGACCTGCTGCCATGACTGACCCCATGCCATGCCATAGCCAGCGACATCACGCAGTCATCATGTAATCCATCCGGTGCGCTATAGCGCATCAGCCCGGATGCCATGCGCTCCATCTCGTACGATTGCAGCTCGTTGATCAGCACCGGGTCGTCGAGGATTGCAATCGATTGTCTGGCAAATGCCAAGGCCAGGTCGTCAATAATCAGTGTTTTGCTGGCATTGCGCGTCTGGAATGGCACGACTGGCAATCCCTGCCGGTGCATCTGCTCGATAAGCGGCTCGCCGATGCTGTTGGACTCGGCCACAATCGAGCTGGGGGTGAACCGCTCAAACAGCGCAGTCAGCCGCCCGAGCTGGACCTGATAGTCGATCTGGTTGAACCGCTCCATGTGCACGAGCTCCCCGGCGCCAACATCCATCACGCAAATGACGGTAAAATCGTGGGACTTGCCCCAGTCAACGCCAAACACATAATTGCGTCCCGTTTGGGCTCGATCGTGTGGCTGAGCCGTGGCACACGAGCGCACGTTGGCAAATACATCGCCGGTGTCCTCGACGAACTCGGCCAACCACTCCTGCCGATACGTACGCTCGGACACACGCTCGCGAGCAGCTTCAGCAGCTTGTCGGATGCTGGGCATGGGATTTGCTGCCGACGGTGCCGTCCACGACGCAATGTTGCGCTGCCCGGCAATGCCCCGCTGATACTCGCGCCAAAACCAGTTGCGCCCGCGCGGCGTGCTGATGAGCAGGATGCGTCCGCTGCGGTCTGCCACTGTTGGCAATAGCACATCCGTGTATGTTTCTTCTCTCACCTGCGCAGCCTCGTCCACAATGACAATATCAAATGCCTCACCGCGCATGGACACGTCGTTGTCTGCACTGTAGACAGACAACCGCCCCCGGCTGGGGAACTCGATTACGCGCTCGGTGCGGTTGAGCCTGACCCGCCTAATGACCGGTGACACCATCGATTCTGCAAAACGCCACGGGGCCCGGGCATTGCGATACGTCGGTACCACCCATGCAACAGCCCCGCCGTTGTCAGCGGCCATCAGCGCATAGATGCCAGCCATATAGGTTTTGCCAAACCGACGCCCGGCACAAACAACTTTAGTTGTCGCCGGGTTCATCAGGATCTGGTACTGGTCTGGGCGCAAGCTCGGCAATGACACGGTCATGGTTGAACACCCGTTCTATTTGGATGGGCTGGCCATTTGGCCCGCTTTGTTCGGTGCGCGTCGGTGCATACAGGCCCAGCAACCGTGCACGAAAGTCTTTGATTTTGAGAATGCGGTCCACATATGCCGGGTCGGTAGCGTTGGCCCATAACCTGCTCTCCAATTTGTCCAGTGACTCACACTCAATCTGGACAAGCTCAGCGGCACTGTCTTTGACTGTAATTTCGAGCGCACGCACGATCATGTTGCGGGCAGTGGAGGTCGAAACACCCAGCAAAGTCGCAATGTCCGAGTAGGACATCCTCATTTTGCGCATCTCCAAGGCGCGCAGCCATTTGTCGTGCCGTTGGACTCGTTGGGTTTGCGATTTCATGCGTTGCTTGCATCGATAATAGATGGTATTTTGCCAGTGGCTGTATTCCATCTCTCCAGTGCTACGGCCACATAACCTGGTGAAATTTCAACGGCACGACATCGCCGTCCCAGTTGCTCACATGCAATGAGGGTTGTGCCGGATCCAAGAAATGGCTCGTAAACGTCTCCTTTGTGATTGGAGATAGGTATCTTCATGCAGTCTAGCGGCTTTTGTGTGCTGTGTCCGCCATCGACATTTTTATCTAGAGAAATCTTCCATGTGGTTGATGCGTTGTTCGGGCCAATCCAATGAGCTTGACCTCCTTTGCGAACGCCATACCAACATGGTTCATGCTGATAAGTGTAGTGCCCGCGGCTAATTGGGAAATGCGGCTTTACCCAAATAATTTGATTGCGAATCTGAAATTCTGCTTTTTGCAATGCCAATCCCGTGAGAATCAAGTGGTCACCCGGAGACCACGCATAAATTACATCTCCAGGAAACAATGCATAGGCACTCGACCAATCAACGCGATCGTCATTTGTAACGATTCCTATTCTCCTGGGAGAGAATGACAGAAATCCTGCTTCGGCGGCATCGTTACGCCAATTGGCATCATAATTTACGCCATATGGCGGATCGGTTACCATCAACATAGGTTTTTCACCTTGAAGCACTTTACCCACAACCGCTGCGTCGGTGCAATCGCCGCAAATCAGACGATGCTCTCCCAGTTGCCACAATTGTCCGGGTTCGACTTGCCATTTTTGACGCAATTCTTCAGCCCGGTCAACTTGTGGCTCTGCGTCATTATTTGATTTATCGTTCGCCGCCAATTCAGCGAGCATGGTATCCAGCTCGTCTTTTTCGAACATAAATGACAAATCTATGCCAGCATCTATGTCTGCCAGCATTTGTGCAGGATCCCAGTCTAACGACAATTCGCCGACACGATTGTCGGCATATGCCAGTTCTCGTCCTGCAACGCTGTCAATATCCAGATCCATCCGCTGAACCGCAACGATTTGTTTTCCATCCGTAGGGACAACGATAACGTTTTCGATGCCGATTTTCCCTGCCGCTTCGACCGTTTTGTTGCCAGAGATAATTCGTCCATTTCGGTCAATCAGGATGCTCCGCCCTGCACCATATTTTTTCAACGATGATTCCAGAGCCTTACGCCCTCGTTTTGTACCACGGTTCGCATTCGCACGATCTGGTATCAGAGAATTTAACGTTTTTTCTGTCATGCATTGTCCCTTTCGATATAACCTCTGAGCGATTCGACATCTCTGTTGGTGGCATATTCGATCCAGTCAGTTGCCCGGGCTCTCATCCGCAGACGAGCCTCTGCTGCCCAAGCTGCTTCAGCTTGCCACAGGGTATCCCTCGGCGCAACCGCCGCCGCCGCATGGTGGCAGTATGCCTCAAACTCTTCGAGCGCCACATCGAGCCGCCGATAGAGCTGGGCCAGCTGGGCAACAGACCAGACTATCGCCATTTAAGCAACC